TCGCCGCCGATGAGCATTTTGCCCAGCAGAGCCTCCGGGGTTTTCACACCCCAGCTGTCCTGGAGCTCTGCGTTGTTCAGATCAGGGAACACGGTGCAGCGGGCGCACACCTTGGCCTGGAAAGTGTAGGTGTCCAGCTGCTGGGTGTACTGCCCCTTTTTGCCGGGCACGGGGACCTGCTTGATGCAGGAGCCACGGATGCGGGCATATTCGTCTGCGGAAATACAGCAGATCTCCCACTCCATAGGCTTGCCGTCCTCCCCCTTGAAACGGGGGGAGGGGGCGCATTTGGCGTTTTCGATCTCAGCCACGTTGGGCCGCATGAAAGCGGAAAGAGTGTTGCTCATGTGAAATATCCTCCTTTAGTTGGTGCCGCCCTTACATATAGGACGGGTTGGTGTACTTCTCAGCCCTGGTGATGTTGTCGCAAAAGCCCTCAATGGTCTGCTCGACAAACTCACCCTCAGCGTTGAACATGGACAGCAGCACGTCACCATCCAGCACACAGCCGTTATAGCTCTTGGTGCTCCGGCCAATAGAGGTGGCCGGGTCCTCGTTGGAGGTCTGGATGTCAAAGGTGGGCATCACGCCGGTCTTGATAAATTCCTCAATGACATCATCAAAGATTTCCGTGCATTTGTAGATGGTCATGGAAAAGGCCAGCGCAATGGTCTGCGCTTTGTGGCCCACCACCGGATTGCCCAGGCGGTAGACCTCTTTGGTGGTGACGGATGCCTTGCCCTCAAACTCCTTAGCCATCAGCATGGAGTAGCGGGTGCCGTTCATGGTGACAAAACACTCCGCAAAATGGGCGCTCACGGCGTCCTGGGTGTTCATGGAAATGTTAGGCATTTGTGGCGTCCTCCTTTACTGAATAATCAGGCTCATGTAGAGCTGGGCCATGGCGTTGACGATGTTGAGGCCGTTGATGATGCACAGCACGGCCTTTTTCTTGTCCCCCTGCTCACAGGTGACAATATCCGGGTCAAAGTTCTCCACGGCCCGGATGCGGTCCAGCTCATCAATGAGCTTTACGATGTCATTCCACAGGGAGGCTCTGCCGGGGGCGTCATTGGGCACGGTGCCCACATAGCGGGTGTTGAACATGACCGCCACGTCATTGGCGATTTGGTCACACACACGCATGGTCTGGTTGCTCTGGAAAACCTCCCCCTTGGTGTCGGAGAGGGTCAGCAGGGTATTGATGTCCTCCAGCACACGAGTGACGCCGTTGACGTTGTGGAACATGAATTTGCCAGCCTTGAGGGCCGCCTCCAGCTCCGCCTGGGTGAGATCAACGTCCAGGGTGAGCTCCCCGTCATACTTGAAGTTGGTGAGGGATTTATTGACCGCCACACCGGCCTGAGCGCCGGTGACCCAGTAGACGATGGAGTGAGCGTCCACGGCGGCAATGGAGGCGTGGGTGGCCTCATTCCAGACGCCGATCACGCCCTCATAGTCCACGGTGGAGGGCTGCCATGCCACCAGCTGGAATTTGGCGCCCACCTCATCCCTCATGCGCTCCGTATAGGTGGCGTAGAGCTTGACGATGGTGGCGTCAGCCGCCGGGCAGCACAGGGTGTTAAAGGCAAAGCCCTCAGCCTTGTCCAAAAAGTCCTGGTGGCTGTCACCCGTGATGTCCGCCGCATCCGTGCCGCCGGTCAGCGGCTCCCCGGCGGTCTCTGCCAGGGTGGCGCCGGTTTTGAACACCACCCAGTCATTGGCCACCAGGCCTGCGGCGTCCGCCACGGTCTGGGTCTCCTGCCGGATGCCGTCCAGGTGTGTGCTCACGTCCCAGAGGCTGGGGTCATCCACGTTTGCGGCAATGATAATGGTGACATCATTGCCTCTCACGCCGGGATATTTCGCCTCCGCATAGGTATTGGCCGCCTTGACCGCTCCGGCGCCCAGCCGGTAGCAATGCACGGTGACAGCATGGAGGAAAATCTCCCGCAGGGCCAGCATTTTGGGGTGGTCATAGGCATAGCCGAAAAGGGTTTTGCTGTTTTTCTGAAACTCCCCGGAGGTCACGGTGAAAATCTCACCCTCCGGGCCCCAGCTCAGGGCAAAGGGCGCCGCTGCCACGCCACGATCAGAGAGCGTGGCGGAGGCCTTTGCGATGCTGGTATAATTGACATAAGTGCCCGGCAAAACCTTATTCTGGGTCAGCCAGGTGCCGCCGCCAAGAGCCATATTATTTCACCTTGCCTTTCTTAAACTTCTCGATCAGCGCATCCACCTCATCCAGGGTGTACGTCTTGCCGGGGTCCAGCAGGGCGCCGATCAGGTCCCGCCGGTTGGCATACCTCTTGGAGGTCAGCAGCTGCTCCTTAGTGTGCCGGGGCACGCTGTTGGTCTTGACCTCATTGCCGTCTTTGGTAGGCATGTTTTTAACCCTCCTGTCTTATTGTGAGTGTTTCCATGTAAACGGGCTCCGCCGGGATGCGGACGTGGTGGTCATACTGGACCAGGACGTGCAACACATCATCCGTGATTTCCCATTTACAGCTTTTGGAGTGTACCACGTCCCCCTCCGGGGTGGTGATACTCCCCAGGACCAGCGTGAGCTCCTGCGCCATGGCGTAGCACTCCACGGGGCCCTCTTTGGGATAATAGATCACATCCAGCTGAGGAGAGCGGGCATACCGCTCTCCCACCAGCCGGTCATGGCTGGCGCCCGGCATGACCACATTGAGGTCACCGGGCGCCAGGCTTTGTTTTACGTGTCCGCCGTGGATGCTGGCATCAGGAAATGCCGCCTTGAGCGCCAGGCTCACCCCGTCCAGGATGCTGTTAAAGTTGATCTCTGCCATAAGTCCTCCTTTTGGGGTCAGGCCCATTCCTTAAAGAGCTCCAGCGGGATCTCCTGGTGGTTGGTGTAGACCGCAGGCTTGCCGCTCCGCTCATAGTCACGGGTCACCCCGTTCTGCGTCACGGTGATCTTGGAGCCCTCCGGGATGTCCACGGCAAGCTCAATGAACAGCTTAACGGTTTGGACCACCAGGGCCGCCTCAGAATTGGGCTCCGTGCCCATCACTGTGGAATAGGAGACCCGGCACGGCTGATCTGCCAGGGTTACACGCTCCACTGGCTCCGTGCGGCCGTTGGCGGGGTTATACACGCCCTCCCGCACGGTGATGGTGGCCCGGCCTGTCCAGAGGCTTTGGATTGCTTTCTTGTAATCGCTCACCAGACTAACCTCCTAAAAGCCGCAATCAGCGTTTCATCCGGGTTGACCATGCGGTCAACGATGCTGTCCAGGTCTCCGGTATCGGTGCCGGAGCTGCCGTCCGCCACGGCGTAGGTCACGGTGATGTCACCCTCCTTGATGCTCTTGACCGGGGCGTCCGTATCAAAAGCGGTGGAGCCGGACAGGGAGCCGGTGGCCATCTTGTCCTGGAGGAACAGGCCGGCGGCCATATCCACCCAGACGTAGAAAAGCCCCTCCGGGACCTCCCGGCGGTTGGTGCTGATTTTCAGCGTGCGCTCCGCCTTTTGGATGTTGAAGTCCAGGACGGCGGTGTCCTCATCTTTCACCTCATAGCCCAGAGCCGCCAGTCGGACCTTTACGGCATCCAGAATGTCCATGGGTCATGCCCTCCTTTCTGCGGGCTGTGTATCAAAGGACTTTGTGCTGTGGTTATCTGTCGTAGGTCAGGGCAATGGTTTCTTCTACCGTGTTCGCTGTTGTTCCTCCGGAGACTGGCACGACGCCGCCCGTGTCGCCGTTATAGAACTCTATCCATTCATCGGTGACCAAATCTTTATACATCAGCACGAGGTTTTCGCTAAAAGGCATATAGCTGCCAAGACTATAGGATGGAAAGCCTGCTGTGATGGTGCCCGTGCGGGTGCCCAGCGCAAATTCAGCTTCGCCGTATTCCCGCTGAGAGCCCATGTCATATCCCCACAAGCGCATTTTCCAAGCGACAGGCATAGCTACGCCAAAGTCGATTTTGAATACGAACATACTTGCGTATGTGTTCACACTGCCTCCGCTTCCGGATGTCTTTGTGGAAAGTGTAGAGGTTTTCTTCGCCGTTAGGTCTTGGGTTACTCTTTTCCTCCACACAACGACCCCATCCATAACGATGCGTTCCACATTTTCGCCGTCGATGTTTGCATCTGTGGTGACCGGCATATCCACACCGTCAACAAGGATTGACATAGTATCAACCTCCTGTCTTTGTGGTGATGTTCAGCACCGTCCCTTGCAGGTCGAAAGTCACGCCGGGGTCTCCCTGTACGCCTTTCAGGTTGGAGAACTTGAAAGTGAATACCCTCGCCAGCTCCGTGCCGCTCACCTCGACCTCCACAGAGGGAGTGCCGACATTTTCATCCACGGTGGCCGATGCGCTGGTGATGGCCGCACTCACGCCGTTCTTGATCTGGAGCTCGCTTTTGGTCAGGTCGCTCAGCGTGACCTCCACGATGTTTACGCCGCCGCTTTCCTCGGAAACGACTTTCTGGACAACAGACTGGACGCCAACAGGGCCGTATTCCTCGCCATTGCACATAATTTTACCCATATTTCGCTCCCTCCTTTACGCTGCGGTGTCCGTGGTCTTGGTATAGCAGAGCGTGACATACCATGTGTGGGCAGAGGTGTCATCTTTCCCCTCAACAAAGTTGATTACCGTGGCATTTGCATAACGAACTCCGCTTATAAAGCCACTGGCAACCTCATTGTTCCATGCTAAATATGGGGTCATGCCACTATTGCCTCCGGTCGAGAGACGATAGGTGCCAAAGGGATTGACAAATATAGTTTCCACATTGGCGATACCGTGTTCTGCGGTATAATATCCCCCCACCTTTGTTCTGCCCGTAACGGTTTTTGTGATCTGATACAGCGGCTTACCCATCCACGTTCCAATCTCCCGCTCCTCCGTGGAGAAGTGGACGCCTCCGCCTCCGCCTTGTGCGTCCTTGATGAGCCGGACGGTCCCGTCCATCTTGGCGTCATCGCTCAAGGCGTCGTATTCCTCCTGCGTCATCTCCACCATCGAACCAGCGGGGAGGTTAAACCATCCGCCGTCATAATCGGCATCGGTGTTTTTCCCGTAGAACTGACCGGAAGTGCCGCCTGCGGGGAATGTGGCCGGAGGCGGGTCCTGT